GCTAACCATCTCTGCATATTCCCAATATGTATATTTCTTGGACTTTTTCTTAGCTTCGCCAAGTTGCTTAACGCCCTTGGCATATCTACCCTTCATAAACTTATCTAAAGTAGAGCTAGGTTTGGTGATTTTGATAGATAGCTTACTTACAATAGAGCTACCGAATGTAGCTACCTTGTTCTTAGCTACACCTAATAGTGACGTAAATTTATCCTTAAGGAATTTTAAGCCTTGCTTGAAGTAGTCTGCTAACCCTTCGTTTAATATAAATAGTGAGTCCCCATGTTCAATTATTTCTGATGTAAGCTGTAGTCTCCACGTATCCCCTGGTGTCTTAGTTCCATACATATCTCTAAAACTCTTTACAATTCTACCTAATTGAGCACCACCATCAGATTTTTTATTACTAATCTGGTAGAACTCATCACCTGATTCTGTTGTGCACTTTCCGCTACTATCGAATGTTACTTTGTCTGTTGCAATATTCGCTATCAAAGTGGAAGGGTTGGATTTTGTTATTATTGTGTCCGCTGTGTTATCTTTAAACCCTTTCGTATCAAGATTATCGTTTTGCTCACCTGCGGCATAAAAATTACCGATACTGTTATGTATAAAATTCCAACCCTTACATCCATGAGCTTCTGCAAATTTCTGGACACCGATTGCTAGCTCCAAGGCTGCAAGTAGGTCTGGTATTGTGGTTAATTTTCCTTTTAATCCCGATGCTCCTGCTGATTCACCTGTAAGAGCTCCTTCGAATGCTGATATTGCAGCTTGCTGATCTGCTAGTGTTACGTTAGGGCTAAATACCTTGTTATAATGCTTGATTGCATCGAAATATAGGCCTGTACATGCAGCTGATTCTAGTGTTTTTTCATTCCACTTGACATTTGATCCTGATTTACCTTTAGATCCAGTTATTTTGTATACATCACTTCCTGATTTTATATAAAACAGTATACCTGTTCCTGTTACTTTAACCTCTATTGCATCTTCTGTAGGTGCTGCTTTGTAGAATGGACCTGTGGGTGGTGTTACACCTGCGCTCTTAAATAAATCATTTGTATTTTTTATAGATATAAACTCTGTACCTGCTGTGTATTTATTATCCCAAACAGAAGCTTCTGTTAATAGTGCTTCTTCGCTGAGCGTCTTACCAACCTCTACACAAAACTCTTGAAATGTTTTACTTGATGAGTGCGTTGGATCTTGCACACGAGGTATATACCCAGAAATAAAATCCTCGGAACACCCATGTTGACGCAACACAGCTTCTAGAACTTGCATATGAGTTCTGTTCTGCGGGTCTGGACATCCGTCGTGGACTTTATATGCCCAATCTGTTAACGCTTTTTGTATAAAATAATTCATAAATTTTCTATATATAAATATCAAAAAGCCTATTCAAAATTGTAGGCTTCCATTTTATTATAATTATGTCCCGTTGTACACTTTATTGGATAAATCATCTTTTCCTTTATAATATTCAACAGGTCGGTTTCGTCTGGATGTAGATCGAATAACAATGCATCATAAGTATATAATACTAATTTTGTTTGATATCCTTTTAACATCTCCTGTATTTCGTTAATTATAAGAACGTTCTGCTCTGTTTCCATAGCTTGGATCATATAGTTAAATAATGTTTGAGGTTTTATATCCCTATCTTTAAGATTCTCAGCGTACAGCTTCCTTTTAAATATAGGTGTTTCTACATAACCTTTACGCTTATAAATATCCCACACTTCAAAAATATAGTGTTTAACTTTACTAAAGAATGGTATATTCTCAAACTCTTTAGGTACACCTCCATACAGTATTTGGAATGTTACAGATTTTGATTCGTTATACTCATCAGCTGTTATCAAATCTTTACCAAAATAGTATTTTCCTAGGTATGTATGTATTGATGTATTAGGTAATTCATAGTTAATCATTTTAGCAATTAACCGTAGATGGTATGCATCGAAATCAAACTCAACCAATTTACCTTTATCAAATCTACTTATAAATCGCTCACGAGTTCCATCATCCTTCTTTAACGCTGCGTAGTTTATACCTCCAAATGCATTACTAGGCCTACCTGTAATTGACCATAGATTATACTTAGTATACTCTACACCATTGTATGTGGCTAACCCGTTGTTTTCTATAGATTTGAATGCTGGAATTACTTGTCTATTATACTCATCAAACCCTTGCATAGACCTATTTTCCCTTATGTTTAACACAATATTACGAACCTTACTACAATACTCTACATGCTTTAACACTGGAATTACGTCGTTTATGTTATCCAACCTCCAATACTTATTATAGAAGTACGTATGCGCTGAGGTGTGCAGCTCTTCTGTTTTAATATTATGTAAGTTACTCATATAATAAAGTGCGTCTATATTTACAGAATTTGTTATACCAGAACTATACGTGTATTTACACTTGTCGTTATTTATAAACTGCAACTCATCGACAGAGAATATCTTATCAGAGTGATTGATAAGTATTACATATTCCTTACCGGTATCTATAATATAAATATATAATAGAGATACTCGATTAATAACTCGATGTTTACGAATATCACTATATATAGGAATTACTATAGAATCGGAAACTGCGTATTCTTCCTTGAGCGCAGATAATATATCTTCACTATCTACTATCATGTATAACCTTTATAATCTTTTACTTAATATAAGTAAAAAACATCAAATAACCAACTATTACTACAACAAAGGTGAGTTATATGCAGCTGTATCTACCGACAGGTGCCTTGTAACAATAGGTGCACCAGGTTCTTCTGGAAGTTGTTTGGCAAACCACTCTTGTACCACAGTCACCAGTGTACCACTTACTGCGTTTATCACGGTAGTAGCCTGCTCTTGATTGTAATTAGAATCCCTTGACCAGAAAAATTCTATAGGCTGATACACACCTTCAGCTATGCTATCTTTAAACGTATCATACTCATCGGGATATACTTCACGGAGTTCACCGGTATACCTAACAATTATAACACGCTTATACTGGTCTTGGAGTTGGTCCATGTGTAACAAACCACTAGCTGGCTGAGTTAGTATGCTGATCATAGGCGTGTTTGTTAATTCGTTATAATTATAACTATGTTCGGATGTATCATTTATACTATTATTTAGATAATTCTGATTCCCTAGTTCATTGTTACTCATTTACATGTCTCCATTCTCGTTTATATTACAACTTTTTCTGGTATGAATTTAAAGTGCCATGGCTCTCCAATGCTCTCACCTTCAGAGCCATACCACGTCCACCCGTACGGGGTTCCATTTTCTCTAATCCAGTTTTGTGCTTCATACGTTTCATCTACTCCGTTACTAAAATCAATCGCTCGACCAAGGCCGTGATTTGAAGTGCCGGGCCTGGCTACAGGAGTCTTTCCGTTAGAACCTGCCTTTCTAAATTTCTTCGTCTTACACCACCAGGCTACATCGACTATTTGATACTGTACCTTGTATAACCTAAAGCCACCAACTCGACTAGGCAAGCTTACATTTGGTAAAGCAACTATCATTGCATTTAACATTTTTGTATATTGATTTGCAGCATCCTTTAAGAGTCGGACTTTTTTACCGCCGGGGTTATGACTACTTGGCCCGATGGGAACAGTCTTTAACTCATACTTATCAGGATTTCCATTATCACCTGTCCAATCCTCAGGCTTTGGAAATCTATCTTGAGGTAGCTCAGTTTGGTTACACGGATCAGTTACAACAACTTTCACCGGTTCTGATGAAACATTCGATAACGGTCTCATCAACGTAGATATCTCCGTCGTCCAACCCTCAGGTGATATTGTATGATCTACAGCTGTAGCTTGGAGGGCGACATTTTTATAGTACCTATTTGGTAATATACCACCCTCTTTCATAGTTTTAATCATTATTGCATTGCCCATATATATACCAGAAATTCCATGTAAAGAAAGTGATACATCTATAGGCATTGGAGGTCTGTACCCTCCCACCTCTACCGTGTTACCATGTATAAATTTACGCACATACTGTCTAGCAATCTGCTCCCCTGCAGGTGTTTCTGGACCAGGTGTACCTGCCACTTGGTTAATTCGAGTCTTAGGAAGTAGTTCCATATATGATGTAATCAGGTCTGCTGCTACCTTAGCACGGGTTTCAACAGATCCCGTACCATTACCTAATATCGTTATGTTTGATATAGATTTTAACCTATCGACGACACCCCCTCTATACATATTAAACATCTGGATCGATGATCCCTTTTCATTACCTGTACCCATTGTAGCGTAATATGCCATAGTTTGGAGTTCAGAAGGTATTTTAGATTGTACTTTGACATCTTTTAATATGTTGTCTGACCCTATCCCTGTAAATTTATAAACGCCTTGTTCGTTGTCATTATATGTGTATCCCAACCCGTAATCGCTTACGGTATTAGATGGGGTGTAGTTTTCGTCAATAATACTTATCTTACCTAAAGCAGAGTTTGTTAACATTTTAAACTTCCATGGCTCGCCACAAGCTTTGTTAACTTTATCTAAAATCGACATACAAAATTTACGAATATTCGGAGCTTTGTCTGCAGCTTCTTGGATTAGATCAGAATTAATCATAATGTTGCGTAAACTCCCTATCGATGGATCTCTATTACCCGATTTATCTAACCCTGCAAAAGGGTTTAGTACAGTGCTACCTTTTATATTTACATCAGCATCTATGTTACTCATCGCATCTAACATATCCCCTCCACCAGATGGTTGTGGAGACCCTTCTTGATTTAGTGGTGGTATAGATTCCTGACCTGGGAGTATACATACCTCTGGGTTAAATGATCTCAATGTAATGTGATTTATTATATTTTGTGAGTGGTATACCTCTCTATCACGTGACTCAGCTGCCAACACCTTGCCTTCTTTTACAATCAAACCTTGTAGAGCTTGTAAGCACTCATCTGATAGGGTATTCTTTTCTTCGTCAGACATACGGTTGGCAGATAAAAACGTTGTGTCTAGCGTTATCTGCGGATCAGTGTCATTCGTATCGACTCCAGGCTGGGTAGCTCTTGGCATGTATAGCTCATTTAATAAGTAATCTTCTACAAACCTCCAGCTTAAATACGTCTCACTATATGCTATCATTCCTACAGGAAATAACACCTCTGTACCTTGATATGCAAGCTGATATCCTAATTCCGATGATTGGTATTTTTTTGTGTCTTCTACGTAATATACTTTAGGTGCAAACGCGGGACGAACTTTAGCGTATATTCCTTTATTTACTTTACCTCCTCCAAATACAACTGGCTTTTCGTCATCAAACGGCCCTCCCCATGACACAGCTTCAAAATTAATTGCATTGGATGATATCTCGGCGTCTTTTGCGATCTCTCCTGCAGTAGATGATGCTTGTGCTTGTTTATCAGCACTTGTTTTCTCCGCAGCTGTCTGTCGGACCATGTTTGCGATATCCCCTGCATTCTGGTTTTCAACAGACGCGATTTCTGTGTACGTTGGATTCCCATCCGCGTCTCTTGTTACCTTGTATACTGTTGCTCCCGTTTGCTCTGCAATGACCACTGGATCATCTTTGTTTGATCCCCATGCACCATCTTCAAATACAACGATTCCAGAATCGTCGGTGACGGTATCGGAGTCGGGATCTATTGTCCATCCATAATCTGCTGTTCCTTTGTCTTTTGCACTTGCGGCTGTGGTTCTATTGGTGATATCATTAAGGTGCTTCGCTGTCTTTCTCGTTCCTAGTGGCACATCATCCTGACCAGGCCATTCCACTGACATCTCTAGTCCAGGTACGTTATCTGGGTACCAGTATTTATCGTATTTGGTCGTGAAGAACCCAAGACCCCACATGTTTGGCACAATTGTCTCATCAATATATCTATTTTTTGCAGCATCAAACCAATACATATAGTCTGTCGCTAGAGTACCATGGTCTTTATAACCAACGCTTCTCTTGTTTTGTGTATCTACATTTGCTTGATTATTATATACTGCCCACCTACCGCTTCTAAAAGTTTCGCCATATTTCTCCTCTAAAAACCAAAATGCTCCCCAGGCTAAATTGTTGGAATAATTAGCTCCAGCTGGTTTCATAAACATACTAACGCGCTTTCTCATCTCCTTATAATCAGGATGCTCGGAGAAAGCTTGTCTCATTATCGTAGCCTCATGTTTTCCTTTGTAAGCGGGTTTTGCGAACATTGCAGGGTGGCTCATGATTTGAGTTTTACTCGGGATATCTCCTGGGCCTGTGGGATTACCAGTCAATACATACTGCACTACCCTGTTCCACCATGACCTATCTCCGTAAATTGGTAACACCTTTTCACGAATACCTCCCTTGTACTCACCGATAAAGTACTCACCATCATCTTCGGTTGCGTCTGAAGCTTCATAAACCAGCTGGCCATCTTTTTTAGTTATCTTAATACCGTAGGTACTAGTATTTAGCTTCTTGCCGGGAATGTCAGGCTGGTAGTTATTATCTTCTGGGGTATCCGAAAGCTTAACTTCACCTGGCATATTATTAGTGCTTATCTTAATCTTCTTATATTGTACCGATGCATTTTTAGCTACAACATCCGCAGTGGCATTTCCTTCGTACACGCGGGTGTGTTGTTTAATAGAAGATACAATGGTGCTAACATCTGATATAGGAATGTCGCGTTCGTCGATAGTCAACTTACCACCTAAGACAAAACTTTCCGCGGGGATACCTGCAGCTAACGATCCCGGTGATATTACATCTACTCTACAATCATACCCTCCCTGACCGTCGTTAGACCAATTAAACTTTGTTACAACGCCTAATAAGCCGTCATATGTGCCTGCTGCAGGGCCCATGGGACCGAAGTTGGCCGTGGCTGCTTCTTCAAGATTATAGAGTGAAGTTGGATCACCTGGTTCACTGCCTGCTCCAACACCGAAAGATTTTTTTAATATTTCTGTGTTAATTAATGTTGTTGATGCTAGTGCCGCGTTTTCTGTAATGAGCTCGACATTTATAGGTTCGACTTGACCCTCAAATTTCGGATGATACCATCCCCACTCTACTAGTACAGATATTCCTGGGACCATGTACATCATTTCTATAGCTTCCAAATCTGCAAGGTTGTGAACTTTTATATCGAAGGAAGCTCTACGTATAGTACCTAAATCTCCCTTGTTACTTACCTGAAGTCCAGTTACGCCTGGTAGTGGTGAATTAAGTACACCGTCGGACTGAGCACCATCCCATGCTTCTGATGTTCTCCTATATAATCCGTGCTTGCTTCCCCATCCTCCAACAGTATTACTATGCTCTCCATAGTCTTGCACTCCATACTCTCTCTCTCCGTCACCATGTATTCCAGCTGCTTTTGTACCCCATATCACCCAATCTCTCCATTCCGGGACTGTCCATCCACCACCACCTGGAGGGTTTTCTAGTATCATGTTATTATCGGTTGTGTATACTGTCTGCGGTATTGCAAAAGGTACAACACGCATCCACACTTGACGCTCAGAGAAGTATTTAGCTCCTTCGTTAGTACTCACATACTGCGCTGTTGTTTTGGATGCATCTCCGACTGTGGTGGTGTCATATTGCATCGACATTCCCTTGAAAGCATTATGATCTGCGTCTAGCCGTTTAATAACTAAAGGGTGCATTGAATCTAAAAATATTCCTCTGAAACCTGGCATACTTAATATCCCGCTTGACTATTTGCAATCGCAGCTGGGTCAGCTGGCAGTCGTAATATACCTCCCTCTAGAATAGTCATCGTACCTTTGCCTAAATGATTTGCAGCAGCAATGACCCACCAGTAGTTTCGTGTACCATAAAATTTATGTGATATTCTGTCTAACCTATCTGTTACTGATACTTGTATATACTGATCATTAGATGATACAGGTATTTTCGGTATAATTGTTGAGTTTTGAATTCGTGATCCTGTTGAATCTTTATGCGATGCGTTATTATTATATCTCATGATTATACTTCCTTTATTATAGTGTTGGTGGTACAAATTTACCTAACGCTGGAGCTGCATTTACATGAAACATGTCATTGCCATGAGATCCAGGAATTGCATTGTGTAGCACTTTTAATGATATATTTAGTGTAACAACACGTGGCATTATATACTTGTGATAATCAACATCTTTATCTAGTATTTTTCTCTTACCTCTTGATAGTGGGATGTTATTGATTGTTTCACCTGACTTGGTAGCTCTAGTTCTATCTATCCATGCCTTTGCAGCAGACTGAAGCTTGTTACCAACTGAGCTATTTAATGTCAAACTCGGGTGGTGTACATCTGGATCCATTGTTTCCCAATATGACTCCTCATTAGGAGTTACTGTTATTCCTGTTACAGCACACAATTGACCTTCTATGTAATTACCTATAGTAACCTCTGTTAATCTTCCTGCGAATCTAGTGTTATGTAGATCAGCTTGTGGTAGCACTAGTTCCATTATATCATTTATCTTATGCCACATGGGCCTCAATTGGCCAGGGTTTACAGCTGCTAAGGTTAGATCAAATGCCATCTCTCGAGTGAATCCACCATACGTTACTACACCTTGAGGTCTACCAACATACGCTGTTTCATTCCATGTAGGGGTAACTGTATCTGATAAGCCTGATATGCTTCCTCGTACAGGTATGGTCGTTTCGTTATTTGTAAAACTTACTGGTATCAGATCTGGATTGCCTGCCCCTCCTAAATCATCACTATAAGATCTGTCAGTTGCATATTGTAAGCCGTACTTTTTTCTAACATCATTTGATTTTGCTGGTTCTGCAAAAATTGATTTTATACGCTCAAGAGGATTATTTGTTATAGCTATGTCTGGGTAGTTGTTAGTTAGCTCCATCGGTAGAGCTCCTAACTGTTGACCAGCACGTAATATATCTGTCGCTGTGTTAGCTATTTTACCTAGTACAGTTGTACCAAATATAGGAGCTACAGCATATTTCGCAGCTGTATACAGCCTAGGTTCAGTAGATCTAAATTGACCTAATAAATACAACCCTCCCAGGACAGCTGCTCCATGTAGGTGTTTTGCTCGACCTGTTCGGCCAAGATGTGGTGCACGGATATCGCGAGTGTTTCCCTTCCACGCGTCTTGCTTCAACTGATCGTAGTATGCTCTTATACTACGCTTACCACTTTCCCCTCGTTTAATTATACCCATGCTATACTCCTGATGGTGTTTTTTCTAAATGTAACACTTCGTTTAATTGATATCCATCAACACTTAATACCCTGCTTTGACGTACAGCTAAAATAAGTTCATCGATCTTCTTGACTAATGGACCTATATTCATTCCAGCTGAAGGACTTGCGTTATTTAGTGATGGTTGATCCTTACCGGACTTATCCTTACCACCTCCTAGATCAGTGCCTGCAATAATAGTGTCATCTTTATCTAGTTGAATCGACCCTTTAGGTCCGTTAACAACCATTCCCTTTTTGGGATCAATTACACCATCGAACATTGTTGTAGCTTTTTTACCAAGCGCGAACATTCCAGCTACCGCTCCTATTGCTATTGGAATACCAAGCCCGAATGGGATTTGAGCTAGTGTTGAGAAGATGCCTCCTACCGCTTTAGCCATGGTTGCTATACCACCCGCGATTAGTGATGGGAGAGCTTTTAATGCAGCGCCTAATGACTGCTTCTCTGTAGCAGCTTTTAGTGAAGATGCAGCTGCTTGTAGAACCATAATACCTTGAATGGCCATTTGAATCTTTTGCATGTGATTAGCGAGTTCTACATCTTCTATAGCTTTTCCAGCTGCAATTGCTTTCTTCTCCTCCACATTCTGCAAGAAAGCTTGCTCCGCGTCCCATTGATCTTTGGCTAGTTGCCTTTCTATCTCCTTGTTCGCGAACTCCTCTAACTGACCTGCGCGAATCTCTGCTTCCATGGTTGCGATTTCTGCAGCTGCAGCGGCTGATTCATCAGCTTGCTTAGCTAATTCACCTGCGTTTGCTATCTTCATTACATCCATACCTAACATTTCTGATGCTAGTTTTCTCTCCATGATATTCATTTGTGAAACATCACCTAACTGAGCCAGTACCTCCTTCTGAGCTCCGATCATATCACCCTCTAGCGTCAGCTGAGTTGCTTTGTCTAGATTGATATTTTTTCCGGTTAGCATATTCAAGGACATTTGCTTTTCAATCCTGCCCTCAACATCCAAAAGAGATTCAGATGTGGACTTCATGTCTGCTAGCTCGAATCCTAACTTACGAGCTTTGACAGCCATGATCGCGATTTCAGTAGCTGAACCGCCGAAGTACGACATCATCTCTTTACCGGATGCTGCAATATCTTTCATTACTGCGCTAAACTTAACACCAGAAGCATCGGAAAGTGACTTTACACCAGCCAATGTGTTCATTGCAACTTCGCCGGAAGCTTCACCGGACAAGAACATTAATTTTGAGAATTTTGCAGCGTGGGCGTTAGATATACCAAGCTTCTTAGCAGTTATATCCATATTTACGGCTTGCTCACCTGTAAATTTAACTGCCCCGTCGAACGCATCGTTGAGTTCATTCTGCATATCTACAACAGAACTTAGAGTTGTTTGGTGCATTTTTTCACCCGTGATAGACTTATGAATCTCATCATTCATCTTCTGAGCTTCTTTCACGTTTAGCCCTAATGTACTTTTTGTTGCCGTTGTGAGCTCACTATACTTTTTTTGGAGATCTATTATTTTTTCAAGTCCAGCCAGTAGACCTCCTTGAATCATAGTCATAGTCTTCATTATTGCCGCTTGCTTGCTAGCTGCTACATTTATCTTCGACTCAACTTTAAATACTTGCTCTCTGTTGCTAAGTATTTCATCTTGAATCTTCAGGAGCTCAGCAGCATGCTGTCGACGTTGTGTGTAGTGTATGCCACCAGCTTTCATTATCTCCTGCTTCTGTGCCTCAGAAGCGAGAGATCTCTCTTGCAGTGCAATGTGAGCTTTTAAATCATCTAGATTCTCATCAGCCATTGATTACGCCCCCATCTGTCTAAGCTTTGCAATACGAGCATCTACATTATTTAAACTCGCTTTGATGCTTTTAAGATCTTTTTGAATTTTAGGATCTTTTAAGGCCATCTTCTTGGTGTAATTATCGATCATTTTACTACCGAAATACGTACCAACGATACCTTTAAATAAGGTGTCTAATGTTCCTTCTTCTAAAATACTCTCTTTTATTTGCTTTTTACTCATAATATCCTCTCCACCTGTGTATGGTTTTATATATTATAAATATCAGGAAGATTACTTTTACCGTGTGTTACGTGAACTGTTAGTTCTCTTATTCCGCTCTTCTGTCTGCTCGTTAGCTTTATTAATTTTGTTAGTAACGCACTTGGTATAGAACCTACGTAGATCGATTGGCATAACATACAGCTCTGTCCATGAGAATCCAGGCATATGTTCGAGTATGTAAAATAACTCTTGGTGCAGATTGGCCCTATAGTTAGGACCTAGGCCAAAAAAAGTCTACATCAATTGGCATTGACATTCTCTCAAAAAAATCTTCTTCCGGAATGTTGACATCTATTGATAGATCGTAATCTGGTGTTACGTTTAATATAAAGCCACGCAGTGATAGTGAGTCACGTGCAAGTAAGTGGGTATCAACAAACTCGTCAATCGCGGCTTTGTCGGTATCACCTTCTATAGCACATATACTATGCTTAAGTACAGTCGTTGTAACCTTAGTACCCATTCCAGATTTTTCTTGAGCTTTTGTTATTCTTTCAATAGCTTTTTGCTCTACAGCTGTTTGCAATCTGACTGTTACGCTCTTTTTACTGATTGGGAGAGTAAAATCAAATTCACGCGTGTTATTATACAGTGATTCATCAATCGGTTGAGGCTTTAGTTTATTTAAGTCCACTGTTGCTTGAATTTCCTTACCTGTGTCTGGATGTGTTACTGTTATAGTGTAGTCAGGTCCGTATCCAAGGACTCTCGCGGCTAGCATTACAGCGCTTCTATCACCTAGAATCATATCATCCATATTTACAGCTTGACCAAGTCCATTTCCAACTACCAGTGCATTGTATAGTTTATCTAATGCAACACCCTTTTTCAAGTAATTCTGATTTGTTATAATATCTTCATCCTTTGCAGTCATGTATCTAATTTCCACTTGACCGGCGGATAATGGATGATCTAGTGGATATACTAGCCCTTTAGATGGTAGTGGTACTATCTCTGTTGGAAATAGTGATTCTACTTTATTTGATTGCTGTGATTTTGCGATGATCTGCGCTTTAATTTGCGCGTCTGTTAACTGTACTTTTGACATGTCATAAACCCTTAATTGTTTGTTCGTATATAAATATCAGTACATAAAAAAAGTCCCGGTGTTTACCAGAACTTTTTTAATATTGTGTGGTAGCTAAGTTAAATTCCGCTAACTATGGTTGCAATAAATGTATTACCATAGCCAGCTGGCTCGATATTAAATGATATTATCTTATTAGTTGTTGAATCTAATGTCACCGCATGTGCATATGCAGCACTGGCGAATGATCCAACACTAGCTGAGTCTTGTGTTGCGGCAACCGTACCTATAATAATTTTAACGCTTGAGCTTACTGGGTGATACAATGCCATAGGTTATGCTCCACTAACTATTGTTACAATAACTGTGTTACCATACCCAGCTGGTTTAGATTCAACAGATATTATCTTGTTATCTGTTGCATCTAAAGTAACTATATAATCGTATACAGCCTTAGCTAATGACCCTGCAAGTGTCTTATCATGTGTTGCTGTTACCGTACCTACGATAACTTTAACATTGGTATTTCCTGTTACATAATTAGCCATAATCTATACCTTATAGATCCCAAAGGGCCCAGTCGTAGTTCATTGATACTGTAATTTCAAGTGGCTGATCGTTAGCCCAATCATATTCACCCATTTCAGTAGATACAGGAAACGCTCCGTTTAGTATAAATCTTTCACAAATATTACCTGCTGGATCAAGTCCTTCGACTGTTACCTGCTTCTTATATTCTGAAGGATATCCTGCTAAACCTGTCGCTGATTGATAACCTAATCGAATCCAATCCATTACATAAGTTGCTCCCGAAGGTACAATTGGATCATATAGTGTCATTGATACAGGTTGCCAATCCGCTTTACCTTGTAGCTTTCGTTTTGTGTTTACGTGATCTAATACTATCTCTCCAAATGTTACACTTGGTCGACCGACCTTCTTAATTAAGAAAGATGGTATATCTCCCACTGTCATTACGAATCTGTTTGCGGTTTTTGGTACAAACAGTTCCGAGGGCCCGGACATAAATGACTCTGGGCTATATTGTTCAAATTCTGGCATTGTTAGTTCTCCTCTTTATTATACATATCATTAGTCCGCAAAAGTAGCACCAGTTGGCATTACATTAAAGTCGATTACTATGAATTCAGCTGCTTTTGCAGGCTGTAGGAATATGTCACCTTTTAAGATATTTCTATCGATGACTTCCGGTGTGTTATTTGTTGCATCCATTACAACTTTAAATGCATACAGTCCTTGGTTTGCTTGAACTTCTTCCATATACGGTACAACTGATGACAAGAATCTATTTCTTGTTGCAACTGTGTTCTGTTCAAATACTAAGTACTTCGATGTCGATGCAATGAACTTTTTAAGGTTAATTAACAATCTTCTAACATTAATTCTATCTAAAGCAGAAGCTCTCTTTTGGAGAGTTTTCTGACCCCATGCTACAACGCCTACTCCAGGAAATGTTGCAATCGGGTTAATTCTACCTTCATATAGAGTGTCTCTATCTGTATGTGTTAAGTTTCTCTCTGCTTTAATAGCTGTTATACCACCTCTGTTAAGTCCAGCTGGTGCATACCATTCTGCAGCTACTGTGTCGTTGTATGACATTACACCTGGCATTACAACCGATGGTGGTACCCATACATTCTTACCTAACTGATTGTCAGAAATTTGAACCCATGGCCAGTACATCGCTGCGTAGCTTGAATTGTAAGCATCGGTAGCACCTGTAACAGTTGAGAGTGTTGTTGTTTGATATCTAACTGGATCGACGATTGCTATTGCATCTCCACGTGTTTCACACACTGTTATCGCTTTATTAACGACAGCGGCATGATCATTTTGATTTACACCAGGTACAATAATCATGTTAATATCGTAGAAGTCTTGATTAGCTAATAGCTGGAGTGCTGAATTGTATTTAGCTCCGCCG